TAACAGATTTATATAAACAAGGAGCGAAGGCTATAAGTAAAAGTGGAAATGTTCCAAATAGAAACTTAGATCCTAGAGCTATGGAAGCAGGACTTGAAAGTCAGGTTAGACCTTCAATGTCTGAGGAAACTCCAACAACATTACCAGAAGAGACAGATGAAGATCCTAGTGTAATCAAGGATGTACTTGCAGCACCTTTTAGAGGTATATTAGGAGCAGCCGAAAGTGTTGCCGACCTTGTTTCTCCTGACGATTGGAACACTGAAAGAATAAATTTCCTTGGAGACTCGCAAACTACAGCAGGGGGGGTTGTTGAAGGCATTTCACAGTTTCTTGTAGGATTTATTCCAGGTTTAGGTGTAGCAGGATGGGCAGGTAAAGCAGGTAAAGCGGCTAAAGTGGCAACGGCTTCAAAGTTAGGATTTAAAACTTCAAAAACAGCAGCAGCAGCAGCTTCAGTTAGTAGAAAAGGTTTGATATTAAAACCTATAGCTGCCGGAGCTATGGCAGACTTTACAGTGTTTGATGGCCAAGAAGCTAGACTTAGTGATTTAATAGAGAACTACCCAAACCTTTCAAACCCTATAACTAGATACCTTCAATACGAAGGCAATGATGATGGCGAAATTGAAGGTAGACTTAAGAACGTTGTTGAAGGTTTGGTTCTTGAAGGTGTTGTAGGGGGTGCATTATTAGGAATAATAAAAAGCATTAAAGGGATAAGATCTTTTAACAAAGGTATAAAAGAAGGTAAAAGTCTTAAAGATGCTGAAAAAGTGGGTGTAGACGAATTTAATGCCGATGAAAAAATTTTAGGTGAAGAGCCTCCATTAGGTAATGACATTAAAAACGACCCTAACGATGGAGTAACGACTCCTGATGAAGCGGTAATAGAACGTGCAGAATTTTTAGGAATAAAAACACTAACACCTAAAGGAAACCCAAGAACGATTAAAGCTCTTAGAAGAGAGATAAAGAAAAAATCAGGAGTTAAAGTAGAAGATCTTAAACCTGGAAAAAAGGTTGAAGAATCAGACAGTATATTTTTAGACACTGAATCTAAAGGTTATAAGAACACTAAAGCAGCCATTAAAAAACGTTTTGATGAAATACAGACGCAACATCCTTATAGAAGCGGAGGAAAACAGGCAGTTCTTAGAAGCGTTCTTAGAGGTGTAAAACGTAAATCGGATTTAGAGTCTATTACAGATGAATACGCATTAACTCCTGCAATAAAAGCTGAAGTTGAAGAAATATCTAAAGAAGGTTTTGAAGAACGTTATGAACAAGCTGCTAAATTGGATTTCGTATCTGGTACAGATGGTCAAACTTTAGACTCAATTGAGACACTTATTAAAAAAGGGGACGATGCTTCTTTACACGAAAAGTGGCTTCAACAAAACTTGGCAAGCTATGCGGTATTGAGAGAGGTTGGAGAGATGGCTGTAGGATCTGCTAAGAAATGGGCAGACACCGGATTTGATGATCAAAACTTGTATAAAGAATTTGTAGATACTGTAGCTCTTTATGGGACAGCTATAAACGTAAACTCTTTTAGAGCTAGAAGAGATTCTTTAGGTCTTTTAGAACGTAAGTTTCTTAAAAACAAATTTAAAAATTCAGAAATAAACCCTTTGGACGGGCCAGAAAGGGCTGCTGATGCGGATTACGCAAAATTCTTACAGGAACGTTTAGGAACTAAAGATCCTATTGAATTGGCTAAAAAGTTTTCAATGATGGATTCAATGGACAACCTTGAAGATTTTGCTCTAGGTAAAAAGTTGGCTGAAAAATCGGCAGGTAGAAAGTTGTTAGATATTACTCAAGAGTACTGGGTAAACAGTATCCTCAGTGGCCCTGCAACTCAACTTGTAAACATTATGGGAAACATTCTTACAGGTACTATGCTCACTATGGAAAGAAGTATGGGAGCTTTACTTACAGGAAACAAAGACATGCTCAAAGCTACTTTAAATTTCCATTACACAATTGAAAGTTTTAAAGAGTCTATAGGAGCAGCGGTTAGATCTTTTAAAGCTGACGATTCAATACTAATTAAAGGTAGCAAACAGTTTGATGATTCTTCTGGAATGGACAACAAAGCTATTACAGCTAACAACGTAGGTTTGTCCGACACAGGCACTCTTGGAACAGCAGTTAACGGTTTAGGTACAGGAACTAGAGTGTTTACTAGACTTCTAACAACAGGAGACGAGTTCTTCAAAAACCTAGCTTACAGAAAATTTATAAGAACCGAATTAGCTATGGAAGCTATGGGCAAGCTTAGAAAAGGCGAAGATTTAGGAATAAATTCAAACGTTCAATCTGTAGGAAGAGACATGGGGGAAGTTGCTAAATATGTTGAAAAGAATTTAGATAACTACATAACGGCATCAGGTCACTACTACAGTGAAAAGGGTATATTATTAGAAGCTAAAAAAGCAGCGGATAAAGCCGGAAAAACCTTTGGAGAAGGCCAAGAAAAGTTTATTAAAGATTATATAGCCGATGAAAGAAATAAGTTTTCAAAAGATAAAAGCCTTTTTAGGTTGATCAAACAACGTGCTGAAGAAGGCGTTGATCAAGCCAAACTTGCAACACATACAGCAGACATAGAAAAAAATTCTACTATGATGCTGATGTCTTCAATGTTAAACAAGCATCCTACTTTAAAATTTCTTGTTCCGTTCTTACGTACACCTTGGAACATTCTTAAATTTGGAGTTTCAAGATCGCCTTTAGGTCTTATATCTTCAGTCAGAAAAGATTTCAGATCAAAACTTAGAAGTAAAGACCCCAATGTCAAAGCAGCAGCTAGAGGTCAACTTGCAATGGGTTCAATGACAACTGTTGCTTCTCTGTATTTCTTAATGAATAAAGAAGAACGTATTACAGGAGGTGGGCCTAGAAACAGAAACGAACTAGACGCTTTAAAAGCTACTGGATGGCAACCTTATTCATTTAAATTCGGAGACAAATACGTAAGTTACCAGCGTCTTGACCCTCTTGCAACAATGGTACAGATGTCTGCCGACTTTAGAGATTACATTAAGTATGAGCAACCTGATGATGATGACAGAACAGCTTTTGAACTTTTTAGTAGTATGGCGTTAGTACATGCAGTCAACTTAACAGACAAGACGTTTCTCAAAGGTGTCAACAATATGCTTAACGTATTCAGAGATCCTGAGTACTACGGCCCTAAAATATTTAAAGACATTGCAGGAGGTTTTGTTCCAAACCTTGCTAACCAAGCTAAAAATTACCAAGCTACATCGATGGTTAGAGAAGCTAAAGGTTTGTCTGACAGTATGCTTAAAAGAATTCCAGGTCTAGAAGACAAAGTCGCTCCTAAACGTACAATATTAGGAGAAGAAGTTTACAGACAAAATCCTTTAGGAGTAGGGGGAATTGTTAACCCTTTATATTTATCTAAAGACAAAAACGATGCTGTAGCTAACGAGCTTGCAAAAACAGGTCACGGCTACACACTGCCTTCGAAATACCTGTACGGAATTAAAGACATAAATCTAGAAGAACTTGAAGCTGCTAAAGGTAAGTATGACGCTTATGACAGGCTACAAGAGCTTACAGGAACTTTAAAAATAGGAGGAAAGAATTTAAGGCAAAGTATAAAAGAGCTTATAGATACAGATTTCTACAAAAGTCTATCGAACGAAGATCTTTGGGAAAGCACTGGATCAAAATCTCCTAGAGTTAAACTTATAAACAAACTTATAAGTTCTTATAGGTCTTTAGCTAAATATGAACTTATACAAGAAAATCCAAAAATTCTTGAAATGTATAAAGAAGCTTTAAAGGCGAGAGCAGGTTTACTAACACCTCAACAATAAAAATTTAACAAAAAAACAATCATGGCAAAGACATACATTGAATACTCAGAATTAGGAACAGGAACAAATCAAAGAGGTCAAAATCAATTTAGTTATGCAAACATCGAAGCACTTAACGCAAACGATATTAAGTGCAAAGGTTTTGTAATGAATGCATGGGCTGTTGTGTCTATTGCAAACCAAGGCTCACTAGACAGCACTGCTAACAAAAAGATTACACTAACAGCTTCGAATGCTGAACAATACACAAAGATCAGAGTGTATCGACAGACATCTTCAGATGCTCTTGTAGACTTTGTAGATGGCGCACGACTGACCGAGAATGATTTAGATACTGCCTACAAGCAAGGACTGTTTGTTGCTCAAGAAGTTCAAGAAGACGCAGCAGCCGTTGGAATTGTCAATACTAACAACCTAACTTTCCAAGGGACTACAAGTGTAGACAACCTTTCTGCTACTGGAGCAACAGTTGTAGCTAATCTGACGGCTAGTGGAACTGTAAGTATTCCTACTGCAAACTATGCAAAAGTGTATGTAACTAATACCGCACCACAGACTTTAACAGCTAATACACTTACGGATGTCGTTTTAAACGATGAGCAAAGAGACAATAAAAATGCCTTTGCAAACAATACATTTACACCGCCTGTAACTGGATATTATTTTATTCAAGGACAAGCGGAGGTAGAATGTACCGATCCTAATGATCTGTCACACGCTGAAATAACAATAGCAAAAAGTGGAAGTCCTATGGAGGGAACAACTCAAACTTTCTCTGAAACACACGCTTCAGGAGGTGCTAACACAAACATGACTAAAGCTTCAGTAAGTACCTTTGTTATTGAATATTTGACAGCCAACGATCCTATTAAATTAAAAGTAAAAGCTAATTCTGGATCAGGAACTTTACGAATAGTCGCTCAAAGAGCAGCTTTAGGAATCTTTCAACTAGCATAAACACATGAACAATCAATTCACAACACCGGCAGTTGGTGTTTTAGGTCTGCTTGCGAACATAACTCTTGGAGATGTTAACGAGCTTCTTGCAGTAATGGTAGGTCTGGCAACGCTCGTTTATATGAGCTTAAAGATCATCAAGGAAATACGTAAAAAGGATAAATAGATTTATGGAAGACAATAGTAAAATGGAAGTCTTACAAGGACTTCTAACAGACGAATTTATAGAAAGAATTAAAATAGGAGAAGCTGAACCTTCGTTGCTTAACGCAGCCAGACAGTTTCTTAAAGACAACGGTATTCATGCAGGTATTAAACAAGACGATAAGATACAGGATCTTGTAAGTATCCTTCCGTTTAAAGATACTGATGACGAAGAAGAGATTGCCAAAACCAATTAAAAGTTATGAGAAATTACCGAAAGGAATACGACACATATCACAGCAAACCTAAACAAAAGAAACGTAGAGCCGGAAGAAACAAAGCTAGAAGGTTGGCTATTAAATCCAGGGGTAGGTCCGCTCTTAAGGGTAAAGACGTAGACCACAAGGATCGAAACCCTCTTAACAACAGTAGAAGCAATTTAAGAATTCAATCTAAATCAAGAAACAGATCTAGAAATAAATAAACATGGACACACCGGAGGAACTTAAGGACTTTAGGAATTTTTTATACCTTGTCTGGAAACACCTCAATCTCCCTGACCCCACTGATATACAATACGAGATTGCAGACTGGATGCAGAACGGCCCAAGAAGAGCCGTCATTCAAGGGTTTCGAGGTGTAGGCAAAAGTTGGATATGTTCAGCTTACGTTGTCCACCAGTTGCTGCTAGATCCTTCAAAGAATATTCTTGTATGTTCAGCGAGTAAGACTAGAGCCGATGACTTTTCCACATTTACTTTAAGACTGATTCATGAGATGCCGTTGTTGGCTAACCTCATACCCTCTTCTACTCAAAGATTTTCAAAGATAAGTTTTGATGTTGGCCTTGCTCCGGCTAGTCATGCGCCAAGTGTAAAAAGTTTGGGCATCACCTCCCAACTAACCGGAAGCAGGGCTGACATTATTGTGGCAGATGACGTGGAGGTTCCAAACAATTCAGCCACACAAGGGATGAGAGATAAACTTGGAGAGCAGGTAAAGGAGTTTGAATCGATACTCAAGCCTGACAAGGAATCCAAAATCGTCTTTCTGGGTACGCCACAATGTGAGGACTCACTGTATAATAAACTAATGGAGAGGGATTATACAGCGTGTATATGGCCTTGCAAACATATAACTCCTCAAGTTAACGAGAAGAAGTACTACGGAAGAGTTAGCCCCCTTTGTGTGTCTGAAGAAAACAAGGACAAATCTACAGAGCCTTTAAGATTCAGTGAGATTGATTTAGCGGAACGTGAAGTCAGTTATGGTAAAGCAGGATTTGCAATGCAGTTCATGCTCGACAGTAAACTGTCAGACCTTGACCGATACCCATTAAAAGTTAACGACCTAGTAGTCATGGACATTGATGACGAACTAGCTCCTGAGAAAGTTGTTTGGGCGCAAAGTCCTGAACTTGCTTGGGGTGGTGATGTTCCAAACGTAGGATTCACTGGTGACAGATTCTACAGACCATTTAAACAAGTTGGAGACATGGTGGATTACTCAGGATCAGTTATGAGCATTGACCCTTCCGGTCGTGGTCGTGACGAAACATCTTGGGCTATTGTTAAGATGCTTAATGGTTATCTTTATGTTCCTGATGCCGGAGGGATGCAGGGAGGCTATGGTGAAGACGTTCTTAAGGTGCTTGCGTTAAAAGCAAAGAAACATAAGGTCAACTACATAATCGTTGAGAGTAACTTTGGAGACGGTATGTTTAGTGAGCTTTTCAAACCTTTCCTAAACAAGATACATCCCTGTTCAATAGAAGAAGTCAGACACAGCATACAAAAGGAAAAGAGAATTATAGACACTCTTGAACCTGTAATGAGTCAAC